TTAAAATTATAATCAATTTGATTTAATATAACTGCTGATTTTGTAGAAATTAAACTTTCAATTCCTAATACATCTACTGCTTTAATCATATATGTTCCATTTTTAGCTGGTAGAGATACAGTAGAGGCAGGTTTAGATACTTTTTGAGCTAATATTTGACCCTGTTCAAAACTAGCGCTTGTTGTATTAGGTGTATGTCTAACAACATAATGACTTAAATCCAAGTCTGATACTGGTGTCCAAGATAACTCTGCTTGACCATTAATAATGTTAACTGAGAAATTAGATACATCTGATGGTGGAGCAGTTTTACCAATTACAGTATGTTGAATAGTTGTATATGAAGAATAAACATTAAAAGCGTTTACTGATCTTGCTCTAATATTGTAAACAGCACCATCTTGTGCATTTACTAGTTCAAATATATTACCTTTAGATTTACCTAAAGTTATATATTCACTTCCAGCAATATTTGTGTTTTGTACCTCAACTTCAAATTCGTTGGTTGTTCCCTGATTACTAGCACAAGTAACTATTAATACAGCTAGAGGTGTTTCTGCATAGGCTCTTAATTCATCTACTGCTGTTATACTAGGTGGAGATACATCTGTTGGAGTTGGCAAAGTTGTGTTATCTAATGATAGAGCAGATTCTTCTGCGTTCCAGTCATAAATTGAAGATGAAGTTTCTTTTAATACTACTGCTATAGAGAAATCATCTGCATTTGAATTAAAAGACCATTCAGCTACCTCAAAAACTTTAGATGAAAAACCAAATCTTGTATTAGTGACTGATACAGTATCTCCAACTTGTAGTTTGAAACCTGTGCCTTTAATTTTACCTGAAATAGTTTGTTGTTGTCTGTTTTTTAACAAAACTATTTTTGCAATCCTTTGAGCAGTTGCACTAGATGTGGTAAATGGTAAATCAATATCAGCATATATACTTTCTCCATCAGCATCAACAAAAGTGGAAGATGTGACCATAGGATAATCTGTTGCCACCCAGTCAGTTTCACTTGAGGTGAATAATCCTTTTACTGTATTAAACATATCTTTCCTAGATTTTTTGGTAACTAAATTAATACCACTAACAAAATCATCTTCAGTTAAAGTTATTGATGGAGCAACATATTGACCACCTGTTAAAGTAAATTTTCCATTAGAGTATGCTAGTGTACCTAGACATGAAGTAAGTAAATCATCTAACAGTTCCATAGGTGCAATATCAGAATATATAACACCATTAGCAGTATATTTTTTTTCTGTACCACCTGCTGATAAATTTACATTAGTATCACATAGATTAGCCATTGTGGTAAAACTAGCAGTATCAATACTGCTTGTACTAATTCCCATGCCTATATTTTTATCAGTTAGATAATCATAAATAACTAATGCTGGATTTGATGAAAATGCAGTAGAGTCATCTCTAAAATCTAAAACTTTTTTACCTTTTATTTCTGCACTTATATTTGGTATGCCTTGTGGAAACATATCTGTGTCATAATCCATCTGAACATAGAGATATGATATACCTCTTAACCTATGCTCAGTAGTCCACCCACTTACCTGTTCTACTAAATCTGCATCAGCTAATTGATCGTCACTACCTAAATGTAATTTTATTTCTACAGCTTGTCTTGTGTAAAATATGTCTAATGGTAATCCTCTAAAATTAGATTCCTTATTATATTTTTCAGGCGCAGTTGGTCTAAATCTAGTAATACCATTTGAATCTGTGTTAATAGATGTCAAAGTAAGTTCTTCATCATTAAAGTAAATTTTATCTATTGATTCTATTTCATGACTACATAATCCAATAACTAAATGAAGTCTTTTATCATTATTAGTGGTTTCCATAAATAAAATACCACCTGATTTCTTAGAACTTCCATAAACCATATCACGAGAAATAATTGGTTGTTTAACCATTAAAGCCCTATTTTGAGATTCAATAGCATAGCTTTGTTGATTTAAAGATGAATTTCTTGATCTAGGTTTTATTGTTAGCGCACTGGCAACATAACTTGTTCCAACCATTATTGCTACATTGTACGCAACAGCTCCAATTCCAGCTAAACTACCACCCATAGCAATACTAGCCATTCCAATAAATGCACCAGCACCACTAGCCACCATGACTGCTACAGCTACAGCACCTACAATACTATTTACTGTACTACCCATTTATCAACCATTCCTTTTTAGTATATTTAGTTTTTTTTTCTGAAACTTTTAAATCAGTAACTCTTAAAAAAGAAATCGGTTTATTTAAACCTAATTCTTTTGCAAAATAATTTTTACCCCAATTATAAACATCATTAAAATTTTGATCTTGACATATACTATCAACAATCCAACATCTATTACCTGACTTCCAAAAATGATTTAACATTTGACCAGTTATTTTATAATGTGATTCAGCTTTTTCTGATAAAAACGCCCAAGAAGTAAATGCCACTATTTTATTATTTTTTTTATGAACTTTATATTGACCTAATTTAATACTTGGCTCAACATGAGATTGTAATTGTTGATCTGTGTTTAGTTTATATTTATCGAATGTTTTGTAAAAACTTACAATATCTAATACTTCAGGAGAAATATTATTAGGTATAGCTATATCAATCATTTGCTCCCACCACCCCATGCTATTGATTTATTTTGCAAAGATGCAACAAACTCTAAACCTCTATCATTTGGGAATAATTCCTTTTGGTCTTCATCAGTATATCTTCTATCACTTGGTTTCTCTAAAATTATCATTTTATTTTCAACTGTAAATTTTAAAGAAGACGACATGCCTTGCTCATCTAAAACCATTGTGTCAATAAATCCCTCAAATATCTTGTATGGAGTATCAACAACTGCGTCTGCATTTGCTGTAGTGGTTAAAACTCCAAAATATAATTCAACAATCATACCTGCTACGTTATCATTTAATCCAGCAGATAAAATTGATGAATCTAAACCAGTTAAATTTATTTGTATTCCTGATGCTTTAGTGTCTGAAGTTTCAGATATTTGCGATATGTTTAAAATATTACCTGAGCCAATATAAGTTTCACTATCTATTACAATATTAGAATAAGTAGTGGACAACAGTAAATCTCCACTAGTGAATCTCATTTTTACTGCATAAAATGTTCTTAACTGTGAGCTATTTAACTGTGAAAGAAAATTAGAGCCAATGGAACGAGCCATAATTTATTTCTTCTTAGAAGTTTTCTTTTTGGTTACTTTAGGTGCTTTCTTTTCTTTTACAACTACTTTTTTAGACTCAGGTTCAGAAACTTTTACTTCAATAGCTAAATTGTTATCAAGAAATGTTTGAGCTATAACTTTCTGCCATTCTTCTTTACAATCAATAATTTCATCAATCTTATATTCTCTAGTTGCGTTACCATGTACATTTGCACTTCCAATAACATTTTGAGTTATTTTAATTTTCATCTATATCCTCTTTCATCAATTCGTTAATCTTTTCTAAGACTTGTTCATAAGGAATAGGCGTATAATCTCTATCCCATTCTATTCCACCATACAGGTAGTCATCTCTCGTTTCAAGTTTACCTTTTACTTTGAATAAAGCGTTTCTATCAATGGCTATTATTGCCTTGATAAAATCCATCTCTGTTTTTGTATATGGTATGTTACTACACATTTACACCTCTCTAAGTGAGAGGCTAGGGAAACGAGCTACCATATGAGGGTAAAACCTAGCCTCTCACCAATGCAACCTAAGTTGCTATATTAAGCATCTGTTGAGTCAACAGGATTACCAAGTATACCTTGAACGCTTATTGGCGTTCCATTAGTATGAGTACCTGTAGCATCAATTTTCACTCTGACATATCTTGAACCACCGATATATCCTATTGCAGATGTTTGTGGAGTTTCTCCATTAGCATCTAAAGTTAGGAATATACCTGAAGAATCAACACTGCCCTCAGTGACACTTGTGCTTGAAGTAACAGCAGTAAAAGTAGAATCATCATCAGATTCTTCAAGAATGAAATCAAACTTGACACTACCTGATAATGTATCTCCCTCGATACCACTATTAACAACAAACATAACAGATTCAAAACCTTGTCTGTCTACTGTAGTTCCATTAGCATCTGCTGTAAAAACCTTAGCATCTTGACAAGTCACTGCTTTAGTATTATTTGAAATATCTCTCATATTATCTCCTATGCACTAACATTTTGTAGTCTAATTGCCTCAGCGTTTACCACAGCACCACCAACTCTTCTACGAGCTAGATATCTAGTGTTGCCAACATTAGCCTGAGAATAAGGGTCACGCATGATTGACATGCTAACTCTATCCACTAATGTGTATGCTCTAGAGAAATCTCCAAAAGCGATAGGTTTAGTACCAGCTCCAACATTAGGCATATCTTTTGCTAATACATAAGTATACCCAGCTATTGTAGATGGCGCTCCTGAAACTAAGTTTAATCCAACATGGAAAACTTTTTGTCCAGCAGTATCTTCTAGTTGTAGAACTTTAGCAAAAGTGCCTCTGTTCATGACAAACCTAGAGTTTTTCAAATAGTCTGATTTGAGTGCATAGATCAAGTCATAAAGACCATCTGCTGTAAGTGCAGTACCATTACCAGTGTTAGTTGTGCCAACACCTTGTGAGCTATCAGTAATTCCATAAGGTTTACCAATACCATCACCTGATACTACTGCTGTTCCCTCTGCAACTGCAAATTGTTCAGCAAACTCAGTAGCCATCTCACTTTCCATGTTAAATGCAGAATCTTCTAGCATTGCTTGAGAAATATCAACCAAAGCATAGACTTCATGAGCATCAATTGACATTAAACCAGTTGTGTAACCAGTTGTCTCACTTCTAGTTGCAGTCTCAGCAACCCAAGATGCAGAGAATTGACCAGTTCTTTTAGGAACTTCAATGCCTCTTTTATCTGTACTTCTAACTTTAACGATTGAACGCATTGGAGAGAATTCTGTAACAGTCTTAATAAGCTCATTAACATACTCAGTAGGAGCATAGTAGCCACCAAGAGTATCATCAGATTCATACAATGCTTTTTGTTCTAACTCAGGTTTGTTGCCAGTTCTTAAATACTCGCCAAACGCTTTCATTTGAACATCAACTTCTTTAGCAGATTTACCTAATTCAGGTCTTGCTAAAGTAGTTTCTAATTTTTCTAGCTTTGCAGTAGCCTCTTCAAGTGCTTTCTTTTGTAACTCAATATCTTGCTTTTGCTCAACTGCACCAGCAACATCATCAGCTAACTTGTCCACTTTTTCTTGAAGTAATGGGTCTGCAACGCCATTTTTTTTGATCTCATTAATGTTCTTTTGGTTTTCACTTTTAAATTCTTCAAAAGATTTACCTAGAGCATTAATTACATCTTTTATTTCTTCAGACATAAATACCTCTTTATGTTTTAATTATATTAATTAAATGCTCAACGCTATCCACTACATCTCGCAGTTGTCTATTAAAAGACTTGTATAATATTGGCGCACTTTCTTTCGCAAGAGAAACAGACATTCCACCTACATCTCGCAGGTATTTCTCTATTTCTGTTGGATTCATTTCAGCTAGTTTGACCTTAGTCACTTTAGCCTTTGGATTCATTGGAAATGTTACCAATGATATTTCCATTAAGTCGACTGACTTAATAATTCTTCTTTTATCTTTAGGGTCATATTTATAGCCATCAGGTTTCAACCTGTAGCCTATTGACATAGAATCTAATGCACCCATCTTCATGAGTTCAAAGACTTCCTTGCCTTTCTGAGTACCCATTGCTAGTCTACCTTTTATCTTCAATCCTTTGCTATCTTCTTCTAACGAGTCAATAACTCCAATAGGTTCATCTGATTTGTGTTGGTAGAGTAGTTTAATTCCTTTAGGTGATCTCTCTGCTATCGAATCTAAAAATGCTCCTCTTCTAATAACATCATTACCTAAATCTTTGTTATTAAATACTGATGCGTAACCCTCAAACGAGCCATCATCATCTTGATCTATTTCCTTGAATTCACAAGGCATATCTAAGTTGTCAAATTCATTATCAATATATTCAGTTTCCATAATCACCTGTCAAGTAAAATTTAATTCATTTTAACCTGAAACTAGGTGTTTATACAATACCAATAAAAAAAAAGAGCCATATTGCTATGACTCTTTCTTTTGGTTTGGTTAGTTTTATTATGCTGGTCTAATCCAAATTTTATCATATAATTTTTCATCTACACTTTCTGCAAATTTCATTGCATCTAGTTTTGTATAAAAAAACTTATATATTTCTAGGTTAGAATGTTTTTTATTATAAGTTTCTACAGTCCACATTTGCTTATCCTCGTACATATTTTTATCCTCGTTGTTTTGTTAATTTTTTTGGGTAGTTTAGGTGATACCCACACCATTCATTATTTTTTAAGTTTAAGTAAATCTTCCCAAGACATATCCTCTACCATCTCAAATAATCCCTCTTCAACCATATATTGACTAACAAATAATTGTAGTGAATATGGGTTGTCAATAGAACCACCATCAGTGAAACCATTATTTAATAACATTTGTTTTTTAATTAAAGATGAAATAACACCTCTTGCTTGTTTTTCAGTTAAATCAATATCTTTTAAAAATGGTTTAATAGCATCTAAACTAATTCCACAAAAGTCATGCTCATCATTCATTAGATTTAAAAGGTTAGTTTCATTGTTTGTTAAGTTTTCCATGTTTTCCTCGTTGTTTTGTTAAATGCTGGGTAGGTTAGGAGATACCCACTCCATTCATTATTTGTAATCTATTTCTGATTCTTTTGTTGTAAAAACTGAGTAGCCTTTTCTAAAACCCTCTTCTCCAGCATCTTCAGAATCAATATATATATTAACTTCACCTTTTTTACTTAATGAAGATAAAACACCTTTTGCAGTGTTCATATCCATGTCTATTTTTGATAATCCTTTAACGATATTTCTATCGCATAGTTGAAAATCAGGTGAACCATCTGATGACTCATTGATTAATTTTAAAAGGTTAGTTTCATTGTTTGTTAAGTTTGTCATATTTTCCTCGTTGTTTACCTAAGTCATTATTAACTTATGTAACCATTATAACCCATATTGGGTATTAGTCAAGCATATTTATACAAAAAAATGCACATTTTGAGGTATTTTTCTGTTAAACTCACGAGATGAATGAAAGAAACTTTTTATATTTACCCATAGAGGCTCGTAAGTCCTTTAATGCTTATGTTGACAAGTTTGGGAAAGGCACAGATACAGACCTAATAACTAGGTCTATGATCTTGGGTGGATTAAATGATAATCTCCTCGATAAATTCGATAATATAGTCTTTTCAGCTATAAAAAAAGGAGCTAGGCTAGATAATCATGAATTGGAAATGAGATTGTTTAATATTCCCAAAGGAGCTAAGACTTAATCAGGTACATTGATTAGGTCATCAGGCAGATCATCTAAGGCATCAAATACTTCCTCAATTCTTTTTGATGATCTAGGAGCAAATTCTTCTAGTTTTTTCTTCCATATAGCACCATTCTTTCCTGAAACTAATGATGTATAGTTAGCGAACATTTCTGTAGTATTATTGGTGTTCAAAGATATTACCTGTGAGCCTATTGTTTGACTTTTTGTAACTGCTGGTAAATCTTTGTAGTAGCCTTTACCATGACCCCAACCAATTTTTTCTGTAGTCATTGCACCAAGAAAGTCTGCAAAAGCCATTGTGTTTTCTGTGTTGCGACCTAATCTCATATCAATATTGGTCATTGCTCCGAATATATCCTTATACTCTTCACCAGTTCTCAAATACCCTGTTTTATTATAGGCTCTTAATTGTATTGCTTGAACCATATATGACTCTTTTACTAAATCAGACAATTCATCTGCATTTTTTACTAGCAAATCAGGGTCGCCCAAAATAGATTTGAGTTCTTCTTTTTTAAAAAATTTACCATCTTCAAACATATCTTCCCAAAATTCTTTTTTTGTTATTTGCTTAGAATTAATTGGATATTTATTTACAATACTTTTGACTTCTTTATCAAAAGATTCTTCTAATATTTTCTTTGGTTTACCTGTTTTATGTTTTTTTAACAAATCAATAGCATCTTTCATTGTGTCTTCAGCATAATAGGTAGAAGTCCATCTAAAACCATTAAATTCTTTAGCAAATTTTGAATTATTAATTCTCAATAAATTCATTGCTTGAGCATCTATAGCATGACCATATTCATGCCTAAAAATATTAGCTCCACTAGAGTCTGCACCATTTTTAATTATTTCATCTAATCTATTTCTCTTATTGCCTTTACCCATATTTATGGTCAATCTACCCAATCTATCATTATCACTAATATCCATTAAATAAGCATCATCACCCACAGTGCTTACTCCATTTAATGATGGAGTCTTTTTTACTGCTCGTGCATATTTAGCTGGTGAGTTAGACCAAGAGTTTTTATGAAAATCTAATTCTAATGGGTCGTTCTTGTCGCCAAAATCAGTAACAGGTTTATCTTTAGGTGGTATGACTACAGGTTTAACTTTAGGTTTTCTAGGTTTTCTAGCAGTACCAGCTATCACATCATCATCTTGATCGTAATACAATGTGAAACATCTGCACTGGATAACATTACTAGCGCCACCATTAGGGTCGCCAGTGTAATCCATAAACCTTTCTGATACGCCACCACCAGCAGTAGGCGTTAGCACCATAAACTTGTCATTGATACCAACTTTAGTTCCATTCATGCTCCTGTGCCAATTTCTAGTCCTCTCATCTACAGCACTAGCCCATTCTTTGATAGGTTTTTTCAGGTTCATTCTCTTAGCTATGTTGTTGTTAGCATAGTTCATTGCTTGGTGGGTTTCAGTTCTAGCAATAACTCTTGCTCTTTTCCTAGAAAAGGCAGATGACTTTTCTAATCTTTTTGCAGTATCTTCTGTACCTAAACCATCATTTAAGGAGCTTACAATACTTGCCTCTACTAGTTTCTTGGTCGTTTGAGTGACTTGGGTTACATTCTCACCAATAGTTGCGCCATATAGCTCCAATGCCTCTTCATCTGTAGCCTTGATCTGCCTCATTCTCTCAGTCATCTCTTTAGAGTTGTCAAATACTTGCTTAACATTTCTAGTGAAGACCTTGTGTAGTTTAGTTGCTAGTTCTAGGTAAAATGAATCAGTTATAATCTCATTCTGAGCATATCTTTTACTGGCTATAATTCTTTGTTGTTTGAATAGCTTATCTAGGGTTCTAGTAAGATTGCCACTTAACTTAGCGTATAGCCTAAGTGATTCTCTGTAATACTTACGTTTATCTATCTTTACTTTAGCCATTGCAATGTTTCATTTAAGAGTTCAGTCTGAGTACCAAATTGCTCAGTAAACCATATAGGATTTAAATGATAGGACTCTTTTGATGTTCTGTGATGATGTGGACATAGTGGAATCACATTAAAATGACTTGATCGTTTTCCCATAGCTCCACTTGGAATGTGATGAATTTCTGCTGGTGTATCATGATATCCTAGTTTAGCACAAGCGATACAACCTAGCTCGGCTACTTTTTTTAGGTGTTCTCTTTCAGGTTTCTTCATCACTCATCTCTATATGCCAAAAGTCCTCTACGCAGGACTTGAGTATAACAGAAATTCCACCTACACCTGATTCTTTTGTAACTGCATTAGCTATCTTATACGACTTTTTATCTTCCTTTATTAACCAACCAATAGTCCTACAAACCTCATAGGTACAACTATCAACATCATCTTCCCATTCTGCTGATGCTGTATGATCTTCCCAATCTACCATTACTAAAGGATATTTTTCTAACATTACTCATCATACCTTATATTTCTTGCCTCTGAAATATGCAGTTCTAAATAAATTGTTAACCTGTACTAACTCAGGGTGTATGGTCTTTTCTACTGGGTCTACCATAATGACAGCAAATCCATTGTTCCAGTCATTGGCTACATTGTCCTCTAAGTAAGGGTGATAATCCTCTGATAGATGTCCTGTTTGAACTGCCATTGAAGTAGTTGTGTAAGTGTTAAAGGTTCTTTGATTTAATTGGTGCGTATGTCCTGTTACTATGTTTAATCCTGATCTCATAGAGTTTTGATAGGCAGTATGTATACCACCTCTCATTCTGTGTTTAATCATGACAGTATCATCTACTAAATGACTCATAGCCCATTCCCAATCAGGGAATATGTTTTGCATCTTGAAACCCTCAAAATCTTCAAATTGTCTACCCCACATAGATACAAACTTAGATAATCTTGTTTCATGGTTGCCAAAAGTTGCTATCTGTTTGACAGGGTATTTTGAGCTGTTTATTATCTTTTGTATTTTGTTTAACTGTTTCTGAGAGTCTAATATCTCTTGTTGTACAGTTCTTTCTTTAGGAGTTATCTCTAAGGTGTATTTTGCAAAGGTAGATAAAATAGATAAGTCCATAATATCTCCATTAGCCACCACGCATTTTAGTTGTCTAGTCTTGATTAAATCTTTCAATACTTTAAGCATTATCTGATATGACGCTGTTTCATGACCCTCAAAGTGAGCATCTGAGAATACTAACATTGCATAGGGTACATCACTACTAACACTTACGTGATTAGTTAATGGTGGTAAGTTCTGCCTTTGTATTCTAGTAATTGCGTTATATTTGTTATTATGAGGTTTTAACTCAACACCAGTCAATTCTTCTGCTTGTTGTCTGTAGAATGACATGGTTGAACTGTCTGTATCTCTACCTAAATAGGTGAATACATCTTTTTGACACTTCATGTTTGGTAAGTTCCATGCTCTGACTATATCATGAGCAAATTGTATAGATATACTTGATCTGTCCTTACTAGGCATAATTTTATCTCCTAATCTTTAGAGGATAAAGGGTGTCCACTTGGTAATAAGTCTAAATCAAACTTACCACCTGAAAATTTACCTGTTCTAACAGCAGACAAGAAAGCATTAACCCTAGCAAAAGCCCATCTATCCTCTCCACCTTGTTGTCTAACAGATGGTCTGACAGATTGAGGGTTAGTTCTATAAGCACCTATGCCTCGTTTAAATACACGAGCCAACATACCTACAGTCACTCTCTTTCCTTTTTTATCTCCATGTTTTTTATTGTGTTCTTCTACTTTATCTTCTAATGCTTTTAAAGTAGAGCCTGTTACTCCAGCAACCTTTTCTTCTAGTTCAAGGTCTATATTCTTATTTCTTTCTCTTTCAATCTGATTCCTTTTCTTGGTAGACCAGCTAAATCCTGCATCTCCACCCCACAACGCCCATGCGATTCTACCTGCTGATGGATAACCTTTCTCTCCTTGATTAAACCCTTGTCCTTGTTTATCGACTTCATGTCTTGAAAAGAAACTATACATTCTTAAAACAGTATCTACTGATAAGGATTCCTTATTGACCAGTTGATTAGCTCGTGCAACACCTACAGCAGTTCCACCTCTATTAAATTCTTTACGCCAATTTAAGCCTCTCTGAGCCTCTGATGCCATGCTATCAGTTGGTTTTGTATCAATATCACTTAATGCTTTCCCATCTGCTAGTAATGACTCATATTCTCTGTGAGTCTTGCAAGGCATATAAACTGTTTGACCATCTTGGTCGTGGGAATGTATACCCTCACAACCTATCTCTTCTGCTCTTTCTTCTGCCTCTTCTTCTGTGGTAAAAGTGTCAACATCTACTCTTGCTTTAGTTCCATAGGCTAGATCATAGAGTTT